ATCGAAGCCATCGCAGGCTCCTGTCAGGTCATCGTGTTCGGCCCAGCTGGTACAGGTAAAACTTATGTTACCACCACAATGGCCGCAGACCTTTACACCACCAAGAAGATAGATAAGATTGTTATCACTCGTCCTATGATCTCAGTCGGCAAGGATATCGGTATTCTTCCGGGTGACCTAGGTGAGAAGGTAGCACCTTGGGCATTACCTGTACTGGACGTACTCACCAAGCACTTAGGTAAAGGTGCTGTTGAAACTGGTATCAAGAATGGCAACATTGAGATGGCTCCACTTGCACTCATGCGGGGACGATCCTTTGATGACGCCTTCATCATCTGTGACGAAGCACAGAACATCACTACCCACGAGTTGAAGATGCTACTCACACGAGTCGGTGAGGGTTCCACTATCGTACTCAACGGGGACGTACAACAGACAGACCTCAAGGATGGGGATGGCCTGACTAAGATCACACACCTAGCCAAGAAGCATATGCTACCAGTACCTATTGTTGAGTTCACACTTGATGACATTGTACGGTCTGACATATGTGCTCAATGGGTTAGAGTATTTTATGAGGAAAAGATATGAGTTGGTTCCCAGAACAAAACAAACTACAAGGACCACCAACAGGTGACTGCCTCTGGTGCGGTGGTAACACCTACGAAGGTTTCAAATGCAAGATATGCAGCCCTACTAAGAAGGAAGAAGACACCAAATACAAATTTGTAAAGGGTGAGGACGGGTTCCTTGTTGCAACTCTGGAAAAGGATATGGATGTGAAGAAAGCAGAGTCTATTACTTTTGAAAACGCACAGCACTTTACTGTTGAAAACTCTGATTTCATGTACAGCTACAAGCTGGATACTGATTGGGACATCAGCACTGCTACACTAGTAAGGGAACCAGAACCAGTAGAGAAAGAAGAAGATATAGTTAATAAGCCTGCTCACTACAACCATAACGAAACTGGTATCGAGTGTATCGATGCTATTAGAGCTGCAACCGGAGAGCACTACGAAGGATACTTGCAGGGTAACATCATTAAGTACATTTGGCGTTACAGATACAAGAACAAGGTAGAGGACTTGCAGAAGGCGCAGGTCTACACCAAATGGTTAGAGGATCACCTTAAGGAGAAGATGTAATGTTGAAAATGGTAGGATGGGTAGTAGCCTTAGTCCTTGTGCTAGTGGCAGTAAGTTTGTCAACAAGCAAAGCTGCGTCATTCACAAACAATGGCTACTCAATACTTCTGAAAGGAACAGTAGAAAGAGGGGACGCCGATAAACTAGAGTCAATGGTTGTAGCTACAGGCATACGGACAGTACGACTAGACTCTCCCGGAGGTGATGCTACCGAAGGCTTCCGCCTAGGTTACCGTATAAAGAAGTTAAACCTTACAGCTGTAATACCTGACGATGCCTTCTGCATGAGTTCTTGTGCTATAGCCTTTCTAGGCGCTCCGTCTAAGGTACAAGGTGGCCTGCTTGGCTTCCATGTTGCCTACTCTCCAGCTAATAAGCTAACAGAGAATGAAGGCTTGAAGTACGGACAGAGGTTAGGTGCTATCAATGCCGTATACTACTTTAACATGGGTTACACCATTCAGCTACAGTACTTGACCACGATACTTACTGACAAGGAGACATTCCTAATGATAGATACTGCTGACCTTGCTCTATTCAAGAGGGGCGATGGTAGCTTTACAAGGTTCATGAAGCTTCCTAAGAACTGGGCAGCTAACCGAATAGCTGATCCCTTACGCTTAACCTTACTAAAAGGAGGATACTAAATGGTTGCCATATCTAACAGATGGCACTGGTGGTTTGTAGTCAACGTAGGACTGCTGGCACTGGCGCTAGGTCAACTGAAGTTTGATCTATTCAACCTTCTCTTAGCCGCAGACAGTACGTACCTTACGTTTGTTATTATAGGTGTAACCTGTTTGACTACAGTTGCTATGTACTTCAAGATAACAGACGCCCATTGGTTTGCTGCAGATGCAGTTCTTTCTATTGGTATGGTCGGTACCCTCTTCGGGTTCTTGATGGTACTAGGTCAGAGCTTCGGAGATATCGATACAAGCTCCGTAGCGAGCATGACGGAAGCCATTAGTACTTTGGCTAGTGGAATGTCTACTGCTCTTGTAACGTCCCTTGTAGGTCTGATAGCTTCTCTCTGGTTAAAGTTACAACTAGTCATACTGGAGTCTTGATATGAGACGGTACAACAGTAACTTAGCCTTTGTTGACCTACTGTTCAATCTACTTGTTGGGTTCACTAGCCTCTTCGTTATCGCGTTTCTACTTATAAATCCGATAGCAAAGACAGGGGTAGTTGACCCACCAGTACTTATGATAGTAGAGATGAGCTGGGCGGACAACAGTAGCAACGATATCGATCTATACTTAAAGGGGCCAGATGATCTTATGGTCTGGTATGCTAACAAGAACAATGGTTATGCAACCCTTAAGAGAGACGACATCGGAGTACAGAGTGACACCTTTGAGGTTAACGGAGTAAGTGTAACGATTGCCCGTAACTACGAAGTCACTACTATGACACACCTGCCAGACGGAGACTACGTAATCAACGCTCACTTCTACTCTAACAGGACAGGAGACAATAAACCAGAACCAGTCACTGTTCGTATAACTCAACTCCAACCCTTCAAGGTAATCTTTGACAGTGAGTTCCTATTAGGCTTACATGTAGAGAAGACTGCTATGACCTTTCGAGTCGTAGACGGAGAGATAGTTGACATACGTACAGATGTTTCAGTCAGACTCAGACGACTTAACATAACAGAAGAAAGGGATAGAATGCCATGATACTTATCTACACACTATACCTACTCCTAAGTTCTCTTATTGTATACTTTATCTTCTATTCATCACTGAATAATATGATTAAAGCGTCAGCCCTCACAGCCATAGTGCTGCTGGGGTTTGTCACACAAGACCACTACGAGAGACAACTAGGTAAGCCACTCACTGTTCTACCAGATGGTGAGTTTGTTTACGTACACCACTTAGCTGCTGGAAGCGAGATAACCTTATGGGCTTGGACAGAAGCTGAAGGCCACAGGTTGTACACGTTCGACTACGATCAAGAGACAGCTGAGAAGCTAGAGGAAGCTAAGACTGACGAAGGGGAAGGTAAGAAACAAGCAGGTACGTTCGAAGAGAGAGGTACTGAGCAAAACCCCGGTATTAGGTTCGACGACTGGAAAGGTCCAACAAGAGAAAGGAATAAGTAATGTTTAAGTTTTTCAAACAATGGAGGTGGGCTTTATGGGCTTACCTTGGTTCAGCGGCTATTATAGCTACCCTATGGTACCAAGTTCAACTCGACGTACAGATCAACGAATGGTTCGGTGGTTTCTACGACATGATCCAACAAGCACTAAAGGGTGAAGGTGACGTTACACTATCACAATACTTTGGGGAGTTAGCTTCCTTTGGTAAGATTGCCGCCATCTACATTGCTGTAGCCCTGTCGGTTAGCTTCTTTACTCAGCACTGGTTGTTCCGCTGGAGGACGTCAATGGTTGAGACGTACCATGAGCTATATCAGAAGGCTAAGGGTATTGAGGGAGCCTCTCAGCGAGTACAGGAAGACACTGTGAAGTTCTCTCGTATCATGGAAGGCTTAGGCGTCTCCTTCGTAGAGAGTATAATGATTCTAGTAGCCTTCTTCCCAATCCTAATGGGTCTGTCTGCTGGTCTTGTTGTTACGTTCTTCGGAGAGTGGCAGTACGGTCTAGTTGCTTCTGCTATCATCTGGTCAGCTGGTATCACAGTCGTGTTACTTGTTGTTGGTAAACTACTTCGTCTTGTTAATGTTGAGTACGACATACAAGCTAGGGAAGCAGCATACCGTAAGATACTTGTTGTAGCTGAAGACGACGACACTATCCGTCCTAAGACACTGAACGAGGTATTCGATACTGTTCGTAAGATACACTTCACTAACTATGCACGGTACGCAGTGTTTAACGTAGCCCGACTGTCATGCCTACAAGCTAACGTCTTAGTTGGTTACGTAGTACTGGCTCCAGCTATCGTCAGCGGTGCTATTACCCTTGGTGTCATGCAGCAAATCCTTCGTGCCTTTGGTCGCGTTGAAGGTTCAATGATGTACCTCTTTAAGTCTTGGTCCACCATTATCGAACTAATGTCTGTATACAAGCGTCTTCGGGAGTTCGAAGAAAAGCTTATTGACAAGTAGTGTTGTATGTGATATTATTACAACACATCTAATAAAGGATAGCAACATGTTTAAAGACTTACTCAGTGCCACCCCTAAGAAGAAGCCAGTTAAGAAGCCGGTAGATACAAAGCAGAAAGCCCCTGCTAAAGAAACAGAGGCTACACCTAAAGCTAAGAAGACTACGGTTAAGGACGTTATGGAAGGTAAGCCACCAATTGAGATGAAGCCTCCCGGAACGTACCTACGGGAGAACGGGTTGCTAATGTTGGTAGACAAGTTCGATCAAGAGAAGATCATGCCACTGGTAGCAGCTATCTATGAATACAATCTAATGCCTAAGGAGTTACAACCTAGTCAGATTACATTAATTATTAATAGTCCGGGTGGTTCTGTCCACTCAGCCTTCCACCTAATTGATGCAATGATGATGTCAGAGATTAACATAGTAACGATAGGCAAGGGCCTTGTAGCCTCCTGTGGTGTCCTTACGATCATGGCAGGTGACAGACGACTACTAACACACAACACCTCAGTCATGAGTCATCAGTACAGCTGGGGATCAAAAGGCAAGGAGCATGAACTACACGCTATGATTAAAGAGTTTGACATGGCAGGTTCACGGATGGTAGAGCACTACAAGAAGTGTACGAGGAAGTCTGAGACATACATTCGGAAACACCTACTGCATCCAACAGACGAATGGTTAACTCCAGAAGAATGTAAGAAGCACGGTATCATCGACGAGATCGTAACTACTTATTAAAGTACTTGACATGTGGGTGGGTTTAGTGTATACTCACCTGCATATCCTAATATAAGGAGACCTTAACTAATGTCCAAACTGAAACAGCCCCCTGTAGGAACTACCCTAGCACAGGAGGCTGATATCTTTATGAAAGGTCGTAAGAATACAACCGAGAAAGTGAAGGAGTCGGGTACATCTCCGATAAGGTCACAAGTAGCAGCGTCAGCCCTAGCTGGACTGCTATCTTCCGGTGGTAGAGCACGAGCAGAAGAACTCGTGGAAGAGGCATTCAGATATGCTGATCTGATCCTAGCCTATAAAAAGTAATAAGTAAGTCTACAAACAACTTAAAGCCTCCCTTGGTGTAACAACCGAGGGGGGCCTTTTTGTGTTTGTACTAGTAGCTTGGTCTGTTGTAGTTGTCGATAGCCTTCTGTGAATCTAAGTGAGACTGTAGTATTTCAATCTCAGCTTCACTCATACCACCTAAGTCATTATTGATACCTAGTTCCCTTGAAGCACTATCAATAGCTTGTAGAGAGTACTTGCTAGTTATAGATATCTGAGCACCGAAGGTAGACTGAGCACCAGTGTAGTCGTAGGCTAAACTAGACCTAGCGCCATCACGTAGACCTCCAACAATATTCTCCCACTCACCACGTTGCTCCTCAAGTGTCATGGCACGGAAGAGCTT